GCCTCAAGCTCATGGATCTTCTTCTTCAGGTCCCCCCTCTCCTTCAATAGGGCGGTGGTTCCCCGTTTCTCTCGGTCCTCTTTCAGCCTCTGGGAGACGATCCTTGTCATGTCGGCGCGTGAGAATTCGAGGACCTCCTCGGCTCCTGTCAGCTTTTCCATTTATCCCTCTCCCTTTCGTGGGGGCTCAAAGTCATCACATGACGGCATCCGACATGCTCCAGACCGGCGGCTCGGGCCTCTTCGAGGGTCGGATATCCAGGGGTCTCTCCTGTTAACGAGAGGGTCCGGCCTTGCCATGGGATACACTTCTCACAGGCTCCGCTATGCGTCGAGACCACCACTAAATCATAGCCATGCTCCAGAAGCCTGATCCGAGTTCCCTCTCGGAAGCTCTGCATGGCCGCGTTGTGGACGGCCATCTTCGAGTAGTTGGCCATATCCCAACGACGGCCGGCTCGGTCGATGAAGCCGGTAACCCCCCTGGAGGCGAGGTCCTCTCTCATCCTTCTGGCGGCTGTATCGACGCTATCGATCCCCAGGACCACGCTCTGAGTGTATTCGAGCTGGAGAGCTCTGAAGAGGTCGTCCACCTGGCGGCCTATGGTACGGTCCACAGCCTCAAGCCTGGAATAGGTCGCCTCGGCTATAACGTGAATCGCTTGCTGGTGGAGGGTCCCGAAGCCCGCCGAGAGATGGGTCGAGAAAGCCATATCATCGGCGTAGGCCACGCCTTCGCGATAGAGGTAGGGGATCGCGTCGTCGCACCACTCCCGGCCACCGACGAGGAGCTTGTTTCGAGCTGCCCTTATGTTCCGTTGAACGGCCCGGTAATAGGCGGGATCGCCACCTTTGAGGAGGACCCGGTTGATCTCGGCCTGGATCTTCCGGTCGCCGTTCTCATAGAGCTGGATGAGCCTGGAGGCCTGATCTTCGGTGAGCTTCGCGGGATCCACCATTAGGCCCCCACCCCTCCGATAAGGAGGGTCCGGTACAGCTCTTCACCGTCCAAGCCGGTCTTCGGATCGACTTTAACGACTTCATAGATTGGAGAGTCCGCGCCGCCGACGACCAGCTTAATTTTGGCGCCGAACTCCAGGGGCTCAAGGCAGAATATCCGGCCCTCGGCCTGCATGATCTGCTGAGAATACTCGTCGCCGGCGATCTTAAGATACGTCGATCTCTTTAGCTCCCATCGGCATGGGAACTCGACCCACTCGCCGGGGAGCTCCTCCTCTGTGGTGGGGTCAGCCGCCACAACTCGACAGTTTAGCTCTTCTTCCCCGATGTCGGTCGTGATTTCCGTTACAGTATCGAATTGTTTAGATGTCACCATCGTTGTGGTACCCCACGGGGGCCCGAACCCTTCCAGGGTGTCGGTTTGGGGCTCGCCGTCCAGGGTCCCCGTTATGGTGACGTTGAGGGCGATCGCTCCTGAATCTATCTCAAATTTGACCTTGAAAGGCGCGTCCATCGAAAAAGGAGGGGATAGGGCGAGCGTGGCGAGGACTGGAGCCCAGCCGTAAAGGATGGGGGAGGCCTCATATTTGGCCGTCTGGTTCAGGTATCCGGCGATCACCGCGCCCGCGCCCCCTTTGCCAGGTAGGGCTCCAGGAGCCGGTAAGCCGTCCAGGACCTCAGAGGAGTCCCCTCGATCCCGCCTCCCCGAAGAGATCCGTCGTACTCTTCCCACAGCTCGCCGAGCTTGAAGTATGTTACACCGCCCTCCTGGAGGGCGCGTCTCTTGTCGTTCGTGGTGTCGAGCCTCGCCAGGATCTCCTCGGCCACGGCATCTTTGATCGCCTGTGGGATGCAGACGTCCCCCTCGGCGTCTCGGTCTGCGACCACCCAACCCTGGCGCGTCTTGATCCGTCTCGGCCACTGGAGGGGCTGGGTGGATAGGTCGGTATCGTACTTCTTACCCACAAAAGGGAGAGAATCGACGAGCTTCGAGACGTACTTCAGAAGATCCTCCTTCAGTGCAGAAGAGGCCCCGGTCCAGGCTGAGGAGCCGGGCCTGTCGGCAACGTAGGCGTCCATCTCGGACGATGTGATGTATTCGACCACAAAATCAACCTCCTGGGATTCGAAAAGGCGTCACGTTACCCTGCCCTGGAATATCGTGGCGACGACCGACCCCGCCGAAACAGAGTACAGGCGGACCCTTACTTCGCACCCCTCTGGAACCAAGAACGCCTGGGCTTCCACCCAGAACGGATACCACGTCTCACCCAGCTTGATGTCATATCCTATGCTCCCCTGAAAATCGACAGACTCGGAGAGAAGTACGGTAACTGGGGCGATCGATGACCGAGATACAAACCCGGCCGTCACGTCGTCCACCTCGGAGAGGGTCGCGGTGATGGGCTCCGACGACGGCCTCAGGGCCCCATGGATCTCGTCAATCAGGCTCATTGAACCACCCTAAATGAGAGGAGGGAAACGTCCCCCCTCAAGGCAATGCGTAAGCTTCGATCGTCCCGGCGAGATTGGTGTTGCTGGTATCGGTGACGTCCAGGTGAATGGTTCCGTCACTCTGGAGGTATCGAGCCGTCTCGATCGGACCGATGACGTACTCCTCGGTCGCTACGAGGTTGCCCCCGATCGCCAGGTCGCCGAGCCCCCGCCTAAAGGCAGGGTGAGCGGTTCCCGCCTTCAAGGCGATGTCCCCGCCCGTTCCCGTTCCCGCCGAGATGTGGACGAGGATGATCATCCTCTTGAAGTTGGACGCCGCCGCTATCTGGTGGTCGTTGGCTACATCGATCGCATCGGGTGTTTCCCTAGCTTTCCAGGTGCCGTCGCATTCGTTTACCGTGATTGTGGATCTTCCCATGATTCACCACCTCAGCTCGGAGCACAGGTCAGAACGCACAGGCAGCTCGGATCGATGACCTTCGCGCCGTAGCAGTGAAGGCCCCGGAGGGCGTCGGCAAAGAACTTGTCAGGCCTGTAAGCCTCAGTCTCGTTCACGGAGTCGGCGAAGGTGGTCGCCCTCGGCACGCCGGCCACAACCTTGTAGTGGTCGCCGCTGGAGTTGGGGACGTTGTTGGACTGGAGGATCCTGAAGCCGAACAGCTTCGCGATCTCGCCGTTCAGCATCGCGCCCTCGACCCCGGACCAGGTCGGGTTGACGATCGCGTCTTCCTGGAGGAGCCACTTCACCACCCACGGAGGAACGACGACAAACCGGCCCTCGGCGGGGACGTTGGCCTCGTCGAGCTTGACCTTGACTTCAAGAAGCTCCTCGGTCACAAGGTCGGTCGTCCCGTCGAAGATCTTGTCGGACCCGTCAGCCCCCACAGCGTTGCCCGCCTGAGCGGCCATGATGCCGGCGATGTACTGATCGGCCACGTCGGCGAGCCGATAGGCAGCGTCTCTCGTTGCCGATTCCATCAGGGCCACGTTCATCTGAGCTTTGTCGATGTCCTCGATCCTGAAGTTGAAGTACTTCGCTTGAGTGATCTCCAGGGTGGTGCTGGCGTCGTCCAGCTCCTCGGGGTCGCCGATCCCGGTGACCTTGTTGTAGTTGTCGATCGTTATCGGGCCGTGGGCGGTAATCCTCACCGTGTCGCCCTTCCCCTTAATGTCGCCCTCATAGTCCCGGTTGATGACGCCGGACTGGCCGTAAACAAGGCTCTTCTGGAGACTCTGGAGGATCTGAGCGGCCCAGACCTCGCCTATGAAATTCGTTATAGCCATGCGATTTTACCTCAAAGTGCCCTCTTTCATTTGGGCCTTAATCTGGTCCATGTTGGCGATGATTTCGTCTGGCTTCATGGCCTTCACGGCCTCACGGGTTAGGGGTTTCTTCACCTCGCCCGTCGGATTGCCAGCGCCGCCCACAGGCTCTTTGGGCCCGATCTCTTTCAGCAGCTTCTCGCCGTCGGCTTTCAGCTCCGCCTCGGTTGTACCCTGGAGGCGTCCCGCCAGGGATGGGGGGAGCTTCAGATCGGTGACGATCTTCGCTTTCAGAGAGTCCAGGGTCTTGGATTCGTGCTCCGCCAGCTTCGCTTTGAGATCGGCATTTTCAGCCTTTATCTCGTCATAATCGGCGAATTTCGCCTTCTCGCGGTTGACCCGTTCCTGGACTATCCGGTCCACATCAGCCTGAGTGAATTTCTTTTCATCATCGGTCATGGGTTTGAATCTCCGAAGTTCACGGCCTTCGTTTGCCTATTTGTATAATTGGTCCAGCATTCTATATAAATGTTTGTCCTTTTTGTACGAAACCGGGCGGTAAATTTGCCATTAGAGGAGAGGCTCGACGGCCCCTCCCATCTCGGCCTTGATCCTCGCCTCCTCGGCGTCCAGGTCCTCTTCGGTGGCGTCAGGGTCCAGCCTGGAGAGGGACCCCCATATCGAGGTAGCCATCGCTCCCCGTCTCGTCGCCTCCACCTTCGCCGCCTCCAGGGGGTCGGTGGGGAGGTTCTCCCTCCATTCGATAGTGAGGTTGTCGAAGGTCGTCGCCCCCGGCATCCTGGAAGCCTTCTCGAGCTCGGCGGTCGTCTCCAGGACGGTGAGAAGCCCCGGTTTGATCCGGAGCCGGAGCCGGTTGACCTTCGCCAGGGTGGGGAGCATCAGCCTCTTGAGGGCGGATCCCGACTCGGCGAGCCCGGACTTCGTCTCGCCGAAGGCCGCCGGCGACAGCTCGGCCATCACGTACAGTTGGCCGAGGACCTCCTCGATGTGGGAGAACGTCGCCCCCATCTGAGCATCCCACGTGAGGATCGAGGGCGGGGACTCGCCCTCGTTAAGGGCGATGTACTTCTCGTCGGAAGCCCAAACCACCTCGCCCGTCACAGGGTCCTTGATCCTCAGTCCCGGGGGTCCCGCCATCCAGGGGTCAGAAAAGACGTCCAGGGTCACGGAGATCTTGATGAGACGCCGCTCGATCTCCTCCACAAGGTCGGTGATGCCCTTGAAGTCGTCCAGCCCGAAGACGCCGTCGCCGCTCTTCAGGTTGGAGAAGGGGACCACCAGGAAGCCGGGGACGCCCGTCTCCTCCGAGTCCTTCAGGGTCGAGTACCTCTCGATCGTGGCGAGAGGGACGGCTCCGAGGATCTCGTCGCCGGCGGCGTTGAGCTTGAGGAGACGGTGCTCTATCCCTCCGGCGAGGTGGATCTCGGCCTTGACGTACTTCTCGTCGCCCTCGACGATCTCCCAGGCCAGGACGTGAGCCGTGAAGGTCCCGACGTCGTCGGGGTCGACGACCGGGAACCAGAGCCGAGGGTCGATCCTGGAGATGACTCCCCGGCCCCCGTTCCATCGGACCTTGATGACCCCGTCGCCGAAGGCTATGAGGTCGGAGAAGAGGTCGTAGACCGTGAGGTGGAAAGCGTTACCCTCGACGACCCGGTCGAGGTTGGGCTGCTGCGGCTCGTCGGCTCTGATCGCCGGAGGATTCCCCACAGCCAGGTCGGAGAAGAGGGTCATGATCCGCTTGAACCAGTTGACTCTCATCTTGACGATCCGGGGGGCGTCGTCCTCATTCAGGCTGGTGAAGATGAGATCGTGGTCTCCCTCCAGGAGGAGGCGGTTAGTTGCGTATCGGTCCAGCCGCGCTTTATCCTCTGTTGGGGGCCATTTTCGCCCCGGTCCGAGGAAGCTTAAGTCAGT